TGTCTTTCGTAATGGCAAGTCCCGTAGCCGGAACAATATTCAGCTCGGCAAGTACGGCCGCTACCGGACTAACGTCTGGGAGTACCCGGCAGTGCGCGGTCTCTCCCAACAGCAGAGCGAGGAAGGGAACCTCCTTGCCCTGCACCCCACGGTGAAGCCAGTGGCGCTTGTAGCCGACGCCATCCTGGACTGCTCGGCTCCTGGGAATCTGGTCCTGGACTCGTTCTTGGGATCAGGCTCCACATTGATGGCAGCGCAGCGCACCGGGAGGATCTGCCATGGGATCGAGATTGATCCGGTCTACGTGGATGTTGCAATCCGTCGTTGGCAAAATTACACCGGCGAAGCGGCTGTCCATGCGCAAACAGGCAAGCGATTCGACGAGATCGAACGCGATTTGGCAAACAAGAAGGAGGTGGCGCATGCCTGAAGACGACTATGCCTACAAAGTAGGCTATGGCAAACCGCCGAAGAGCGGCAAGTTTGTGAAGGGCATCTCCGGTAACCCGAAGGGTAGGCCGAAGAACTCAAAAAACCTGACGACCACTGTGCTGAAGGAGAGCAGGCAACTGGTCCACATTAAAGGCCCGCATGGCACTCGTGCCGTAACCAAGTTGCAAGCAGCGGTGATGCAAATCAGCAATAAGTCCGCCCAAGGCGATCTGCGTGCCTCACGCGAGTTCTTTTCGCTCGTGCAACGCTCTGAGGAATCTGCAGCGACCGGATCGCGCGGTGAGGACGTCCAAGAAGCAGACCAGCGTACCATGCAGAATCTGCTACGGCGCATGGCTGCAATTCAACTGAATGACAAAACACCCGAAGTGAAGGAGTAGGGAACATCATGGAATTAACAAGAATGGAGTTTCACACGATACTGCGCAACGATTTTGCATCCTTCATCGAGCGCGCCTTCTATGAACTGAATCCGCAAACGGATTTCATCGACGGAGCCTACATCGAGTTGCTGGCAGCAAGGTTAGAGCAGGTGCGCCTTGGCAAGTGCAAGAGGCTGATTGTCAACCTTCCTCCGCGTACGCTCAAGTCGCATGTTGCGAGCGTGGCGTTTCCAGCGTGGCTCCTGGGGCACGATCCATCGAAGCAGATCCTGTGTGCGAGCTATGGCCAGGATCTGGCTGATAAGCATGCGCGTGACTGCCGCACGCTGATGTCGAGCACGTTCTACCGAAGCCTCTTTCCTCGGACCGTACTCTCGCAGGAGAAGAAGGCCGTCGAAGATTTTATGACAACGAGGCAAGGCTTTCGGCTCTCTGTTTCTGTTGGTGGGCCGATCACGGGCCGCGGCGCGGATGTGATCATCATCGACGACATTCTAAAACCGTATGATGCCCTCTCAGAGGTACGACGCAAGGCAGCGAACGAGTGGTACTTCAACACATTATTGAGCCGGCTGAATAGCAAGGAAAACGGCGTGATCATCATTGTGATGCAGCGGTTGCACCAGGGGGACCTCGTTGGCGAGGTAACGGACCGCGAACACTGGGATATGCTATCGCTCCCTGCTATCGCCGAGCAGGACGAGAGCTATCCCATCGAAGGCCCGTTTGGAAACCATCTCTACGTGCGCAAGGCAGGAGAGGCCTTGCATCCGGAGCGTGACTCTATCGAAATTTTCCGAAAGATCCGTGAGGCTGTTGGCGAGTATACCTTTCAAAGCCAATACCAACAAAGCCCCACGTCGCGCGAGGGTGGCGTGATCAAGAGGGAGTGGATTCGCATCTTTGAAGGCTTCTCGCGGCGGGATATGGAGTACGTGCTGCAAAGCTGGGACACGGCAAACAAGGGCGGCGAGTTCAACGACTACAGCGTCTGCACAACCTGGGGAACGCGCGAGGGGAACTTCTATCTGCTTGACGTGTTCAGAAAGCGGTTGAACTTCCCAGATCTGAAACGTGCAGCCCTTGACCTTTTCCGCAAATTTGACCCGATCAAGCTTCTGATTGAGGACAGGGGCTCCGGAACGTCGCTGATTCAGGAACTCAAGTCTGAATACATCTGGTGCCTGGAGGCCTACAACCCCCAACAAGGCAGCGACAAACTGATGCGCCTGGATAAGCAGTCGGTCAAATTTGAGAATGGCAGAGTATACCTGCCTAAACAGGCGCCCTGGCTCGATGAATACATACTGGAGATTACGGGCTTTCCCGGCACCAAGCATGACGATCAAGTGGATTCAACCTCGCAGGCACTGGATGTCTTGGAGAAATATGCATTTCCGCCCAACAAACACCCGTTTCGCTGGCCAATTCGGGTGTACGAAACCTGCTAGATGTAGCGCTCCTTCTGCAGATGCTGCCCTGGTTTGAGTGAAGCTGGATGATTGCTGGTTACCTGCCCAGTTGCCAGAATTTATCTCTCACGTTGCCCATAGTTCGCTTGACTTTTTGCTCCCGGCGAGCGGCTAATCGATCGGTCGCTCAACGGGGAATGCCGTGTGTATAGAGGCCAAACAAGACTTGACTTCCCGCCCCAACAGAGCGGAAATGTGGACACCGGAGAGGAGGTTCGCAGGTGTCCGAGAGGCTCGAAGTCGAGATTGCAGCACTACCGAAGATGAATCTTGCCCAATTGCAGGCAAAGTGGCGGCAGGCCCTAAAACAGGCCCCGCCGCCCCACGTTCGTAAGCAACTCCTGGTGCCTTTGCTCGCCTACAAGCTGCAGGAGCAGGCATACGGAGGGCTGAAGCCGGATGTAAAGCGCCGGCTTCGGGAACTGGCCGCGGGCTTTAACCGAAATCCTAGAAAGGCCGGCGGGCAGTTCACGGATTCGATTCGAATTAAGCCGGGGACGAGGCTGATTCGCCAGTGGGAAGGCAAGACCCACCAAGTCACGGTCGGTGAGGCCGGCTTCGAATACAACGGGGAGCTCTACAAGAGCCTCTCCGTGATCGCCCGGCTCATCACCGGCACCCGATGGTCAGGACCCCTGTTCTTCGGTCTTAGGGGGCGCCGTTCATGAGCACCCTCCAGAAGCGTTCCATCCGCTGCGCTATCTATACCCGCAAATCATCCGAGGAAGGACTTGAGCAGTCCTTCAACTCGCTCGATGCCCAGCACGAAGCCTGCCAGGCCTACATCCTCAGCCAGCGCCAGGAAGGCTGGCGTGCGATCGACGCCCGTTACGATGACGGGGGCTATTCGGGCGGCTCAATGGAGCGCCCCGGCCTCAAGCGCCTTTTGGCCGACATCGAGGCCAGGAAGGTCGACACGGTTGTTGTCTATAAGGTGGACCGGCTGACACGCTCGCTGGCTGACTTTGCCAAGATGGTTGAGGCCTTCGATGCTCGCGGCGTGAGTTTTGTCTCTGTCACGCAGCAGTTCAACACCACCTCTTCGATGGGCCGGCTGACCCTCAATGTCTTGCTCTCCTTTGCGCAGTTTGAGCGGGAAGTAACTGGAGAACGGATTCGCGACAAGATTGCCGCTTCGAAGCGGAAGGGCATGTGGATGGGTGGTATGGTCCCGCTTGGCTACGACCTCAAAGACCGCCATTTGATCATCAATAAACAGGAAGCCGAGCATGTGCGTGAGATCTTCAGGCTCTATCTGGAACTCGGCTGTGTGAAGATGCTGAAGGCGCAGCTCGATCGACGCGGTGTGAAGAGCAAGGTCCGCGTCAGCCGGTCGGGTAAGAGTTCGGGTGGATCAGCATACTCCCGGGGAGCCCTCTACAAAATCCTGCAGAATCGAATCTATCTGGGTGAGATCCCGCACAAGGGACAATCCTATCGAGGGGAGCACTTGCCTATTGTCGATCGGGAACTGTGGGAGAGAGTAAGGAAACTGATGAGCGAAAACGTCCGTTCCCGCCGCCATGGCACCAACGCCAGCGCCCCCAGCCTCCTGCGCGGGTTGATCTACGATGAAGAAGGGAACCGCTTCACCCCGTCCCATGCAGTCAAGCGTGGTAAGCGGTACCGATACTACACTTCGCAGCAAGTCATCAAGGACGCAAGCTCACCATCGGTCCAGCCTGGAAGAATCCCGGCGCGAGAGCTGGAAAAAGTGGTCCTGGGCGCACTGAAAAGCTTCCTCTCGTCTGCAGACCAGGTGGTCAGCGCACTGGCCTGCCCTGACGATGATTTTGGGATGCACCAGGCTCTGATAGAGTCC